ACTGCGCCAGTCGCAGACCTCCCAGTCAGGGCGACCGTGCGAGAAGACGCAACCGAGCCAACAAAGCCCGAGGCAAGAACACTGTCCTCGGGTCTACTATTAGTCTCAGTTACGCTACCAACATTACCGGAAGCGGCAACCCCGGTAAGTGCAAAACTACGAGCGCCAACGGCAACCGTCCCCACTGCTCCCGCAGCAGAGACTCCCGTCAACGCACGGGTAATGGAAGGTGTCTCGTTACCGGTTGTGGCGGAGGCAGCAACGCCCGATAGGGCGACGGTGACCGAACGCCCTACAGAACCAACCGCACCGGAGGCAGCAACACCCGTTAGGGTTTCCCCAAGGCCACCCCAAGTGCCGCTGCTCCAGGTGCCACTACCCCATCCGGTAGGCACCTTCCGACTCCTTTACTAGAGTCGGATTAAGTCGTTGCCAGACGCAGCAGAGCAGTCGAAGTGGTGTTGGAAGGCATCGTCAGAGTGAACGTGCCTGCGGTCACAGTCTGTGAACCGAAGGTGTGCACGCTGACAGCCTTGTTGCTCTGGGTAGAGTTGTAAATCAACACCGCATCAAACGCCGTTGCCAGGGTCACGTTGGTGTACGTGATCGAAGCCGAAGGAGTCCAGTAGGCCGTACCTGCCGTAGCAGAAGTATTGCTCGACAACGGGGCCGTTGCGTTGGTCACGTTCACACCGCCTGCGGTGTAGTTCGTGCCGGTCACTTCGCCCGTGGTGCTGTACGCCGTAGTGCTCGCGTTGACCGTGGCCGAGGCCAGGAACAGCGCGGCCTTAAACGTGTCAGCCGTACCGGCAGCACGAATCGGGGCAGTACCAAAGTTGTGGGTAGCGGTCAGCACTTCGCCAAGAAACGAGGTGCACATTGATTGGGTATTGGGCATTTCAGGCTCCTTTGATTAACCAAATGACGCGGCTTCCGCGCCTGCAAAAGTGGGCATCTTCTTCAGTGTGACATGCACAGACCGATGCACGAGTTCGCCCTCGTGCCAATACTCGACCCAAGTCGTGTATTCGTTGTCATTGTCAACGACTCCGTCCTTCTTTTCAAGGAGGGATTCCTCCATGTCACCTTTGGTCGTAAAGATTGTGCCCATGCAATTTTTCCTTAGTTTGAAGACCGGATCAATGCGCTGTTGGCGTCATTAACCGGCATGACGATTGTGAAGGTTGCTGTCGAAGTCTTGTCTGACCCGAAGTCCAACACGGCGATGGAACGGTTTGCTTTACTGGAGTTGTAGATCAGAGCGCACCGCGCTGTAAACACACCGGGGTTCCACTCTACATTGTCAAAGTCTACGAAGGCCGTGTACCCAGAACTGTTAATGGTCGTGCCGGTCAGCGTCTTGCCGCCTAGCACATACCCAGTCCCCGTGATCTCTGCCGTCGTGGTGTAAACAGTTGTGTCTTCGTTCAGGTCCGCGTTGCCGTTGTACAAAGCAATCTTCAGGACATCCGTCGTCAGATCGTGGATGCCCTGGTACAACTCCTTCTTGAAGGAGGTGGTCTGCGTTTGAACGATTGGCATCAGCCTACCTTCACCCTAACCTGCCCGTTCCTGTAAGCATCCTGACGGTTCTTACCATCGCCCAGTTGCTTCAACAGGATCAGAGACTGCGCGAACTGCTGCTCGTACATGGTCACCACGTCCGGCTCTTCCTTCATAAACCGGGCCGCTTCAACCATCACGCCGTTAAACAGCACGGAGTCAAAGTTGTCACCAAGCCAAGTGTTGGTGGCGGTCACGATTGACTCTGGATAGTAGAAGTAATGCAGTTCGACTTGGTAGTTGGCGTTTGGCGTAGGCCCGAGGATCAGCGACAACTCATCCGTGATCGTCGACCCCGCCGTGGTGGGTCCAAAGATGGCGTAGTACCTTGGCACTCCAGTGCTCGTCGGCGTCGGATACGCTTGACGGATGAAGTTCACATCCTTGTCAAGCAGGTATTCGTAGGAGCCATCAGCCAAGATCACTGCCAGAGAGAAGACCGACAGGAAATCATCCGGGCAAGACAGATACTTGTTGTTGGTCGATACCGCTCCAACCACGTTCTTTCGAAGCGCAGGAAGTTGAACCGTGTTGTAGATTTTCTGCTCGGCCAACTCCGTCATGGTGGCGAAGTCAGTCGCGGAGAAAGAATTCTCCGTGTAATCTTCAACAGCGGTCTTCAACTCCGAGTAGTTCACGCCATCGGTCCCCTGGCCATCGTGCCCTTGGTGGCGCAACCAGTGCCGCGAATCTTGATGCCCGAGGTCTTGGGCTCAGGGTTGTATCCGTCGCGGGTGATGTTGCCAACAGACATGTTTACACGGTTAGCAGCGGTCGGCTCTTTCTGAGTCCCGTTGCCCAGAGCGACCTTGCCGCCCTTCATCGTGTGGGGCTCGGCATAGACGGAGGCATCCCCGACTTCCTTGCCCATCATCTTTTTGCTGAACTTAGCCATTTCAGCCACCCTTCTTGTAGGTGAACGAAGACTTCTTCTGGTTGGCAACCTTTGCCAGACCGCGACCAAGTTCGCGCATCTGCTGATTGGTCTTGCCACCCTTAGCGAGTTTCGTCAGGGGCTTACCAGGGTGCATGGCCTTCTCATGCTTGTGAACGGCTTTCTTTGCGTCCATGTTCGACTCCTTACGTCGTTTGGATGGTTACTGTACCAACAGATGTGGTTGCCACCAAGTAATTTGGCGTCAGTCCCGCATCATTTGCTCTTGCTCCGCCAACAGGGTTCCAACCCCATTGAATATCCCGTGAGCCACCAGTCGGAAACCCCTGTTCCGGGTTTGCGATGTTGATCTCCAAACTGTTCGTTCCGGCGGTCTTGTACGTCGAATCTCTGCGGGGATTACGTACGGCCTGGGGATCATCCACCGGGTACATGCCCAGTTGCAACTGCGGATGATCTGGGTCCCAACACTCTTCACAGACAAGCAGGTTGTACCGCTTGGTCTTGATGACCTCTTCTTTCAGGCGCTTCAGTTTGAACTGGCCGCCACAGCGGTCGCACATGGCGATGCTGCGCTTGCCGGAGGCGAACCGGTTACCCATGATCGGCCTCCAGTCTGTTGCCCTTGCGGCTATTCTCGCAGCCCGGGATCACTTGCAAATTCAGCGGCACATGCAGCCCTGAAACGGACTTGCCTTGAAGTGGCAACACATGGTCAACATGCCACTGAAAGCCAAACATCGCCGTTCTGCTTGAGGCAAGTTCGTAAGCCTGCGTCATCATCCAAAGATCATCATCCGTCAACCATTTTGGCGTTCTTTGGATTTTTGCCAACTGGCGTTTGCGCGTAAGAGCCAAAACTTTGGCTTTATTACGCCTGCGCCATGCAGCCTTCTCCGCGTTTCGAGCAATCCTATGCTTGCTCATCGTAGCCCTGCGAATGGCCGTAATCTTTTCTGGGTTTTCTGCAACGTAACGCGCCTGGGTGCTGCGCTTTTTTTCCAAAAACGCTTCCCTGTTCTTTTCTTTGTAGGCTTGCAGTCTTTCATTGCCGCAAACCAAGCAGCCGCGAGTGCTGACAAGTCGCTCTGCAACATGCCCGTGCTTGCAGGGCGCGCCGGTAAAGTACCGCGTAAGGCCCTGATCTTTGGCTTGCCGCAACGAGATGACAATCATGTCGTTGCACCGCCAATAAATTGTTGGCGCGGGACAAATCGGATCGCCGCTTTTTCTCTGTCTTCGTCCGCCGCCAAAGTCCAGGCTTCTTCATACTGAGACTTCAGAATGGGCAGGCGGTCATAGGCATCAGGAATCTTCATGCCCATGTAGTAGGACAAACCTGCCACCATGCAGGGGATGAAGCGGAAAGGCACATCTGCCACATCTACGCCCTGACCGGCATCCTGCGTCCGGCGCAGTCTCCAGTACACCAGGGTGTAGGTGGTTGAGTTGTCCGGCACCGGCCAGACCGTCACGCAAGGAACCTGCGCCCAGTACACCGTGGTGCCCGAGGTATGACTGGCAGGTGTTGTGCCTTGCTGACCACGGAAGCAGTTGTACAGCGTGTTGCCCGTGATGTACCCGTAAACGATGATCTCGTCATCAATCTTGATGAAACCCTGAGCCGGTAACCCTGCCGCCGTTGAGAGCGTGATGGTTGTGTCCGTAGAGTTGATCGTAGAAGACAGCGTTGCCCCAATTGGGGAGATCATGCCGTTGTTGCGCTGCACCAGAATCTGAATCGGGCGCGAGGCGGTCAACTTGTTCGGGATCGTCGCGTACGTAGAAATACTGATCCGAGTGATGTTTAAATCAGCCTGATTACTGCTGCTGTTGGCCTGCGTCCGAATCTGATGCTCAAGCAGGTCCACCGTGTCGTTGGGCAGGGCATATGTCATCTGGTTGTAGACCAGGGTGATCGTCCCCTGCTCCATCGTCCACATGTTGATGCCACGGTTTGCCCAGTCGGCAAAGAGCAGGTTCAGACTGCGCCGGGCAGTCCGAAGATCGTAGCCCGTGCGAAGTTCTGAGCCACAACGCTCAAAGGCTTCTTCCACGACCTCAGAGAGATCGAGGTTGAATACAGCGGTGCCTGAAGTTGCCATTTAGCGGAACCTTGCAGTTTTCTTGGCTACAGACTTGGGTTGGGCTACGAACTGCTTGCCGGAGGCTTTGCCTGCTCGTTTTGCTCGGGTTGTTGCTGCGTATTCTTGGGGGGAAAGACTTTTGATCGCAGCCTCTGGAAGATACCTTTCACCCGTGTCAGAAGATCGTTTACCACTTTTTGTTCTCCATTTCTGAGCGGTCCAGTCCTTCAAGGATTGCTGCGGCTTCTTAGTCACGATAGCCGCCGCCTTTTTCCTTGTATCGCTTGGCCAGGAGTTGAGCCTTGCGGGCTGACCACTGCCCTGCTGCCGTGCCCTGAGTTGCCTGCCCCTTGATTGACTCAAAGAGAGCCTTGCGCATCCCTGGCTTGGTGTAGTTGCCTGCCGCGTTTACCTTGGACTTGGCCTGACCGCCCTCGGCGTACTCCGTGAAATCCGTGTTGTCACGGCGCTGTTTAACCGTACCCTTGGGCATCTTTGCGGGGTTGATGCAACCCATTCCACGGGAGGCTCGCATGTCAGTACACCTTGCCCTTGGTCTTGCCGCGCTTGGCGCATCCATCAGCACGCGAAGATGCGGTCACTTTGCCGCCCTTGCTGTAGTTTGGGCTAAATTCTTCTCGGCGTGGGCGGTACGAACGCATGGCATCTTCCATGCGAAATCTTTCCACGGCCTCAGGTTTAAATCTTGCTCTGGTTCCCTTGCCCGTTTGTTGATCAATGTTTTCTGTAAATCTCGTATCTGATAGCGTGGTGCCTGGACGACGTGGCTGATAAGCGGACATATCCGGCGGCTCCGCTGCTCTGATTTGTGCAGCAGTTGCGCCGCCGACTCCGGTACTGCGGGCTCCTCCACGTACGGAAGAAAGATCGGGTGCCTTTGCCTTGGGCTGCGCGTACTCTTTCTTGTACTGCTTGCCATTCCAAGTAAAGGTGGACCCGTCTTTGGCGCTTTTAAACGCTTCGGCAAAGGTCTGCTTCTTTTCAGGCTTCGGGGCCTCGGCGGCCTTCATCTCCTCAATCTCTTTGCCGAGATTGCGAGTCTTGGACTCCTTGATGTCACCCTCTTCGTCGCGTGCCGCGCTAAACGGGTCTACATCATCGCCCTGGAATGGATTGCGTGCCATGTTTACACCATCTTCCCTCTGGTCTTGCCCTTCTTGCAGCAACCATCTGCTGCCCGGGTATAGCCACCAGCCGCCATCTTTTTCGGGGAAGGAAGATCGCCGGGCATCAAGTCGCGGGGCAACTTCTCACCCTTGGGCGTCTTGACCTTACCAATCTTCTCTTCGGTGAAGACGTTACGGTCTTCGCGCTCTTGCATCCGCTTCATTTCGGCGGCTGTGGGGGGAACGATCAGCCCCCGTCCTGCTCCTGCTTCAGCCATGATTAGCACTTGCCTCCCATAGCCTTGCCACCGTGGGCCATCTTCACTTGCATGCCACGGGTCTTGCCGCGTTGGGCGACGCCATCTGCTTGCTTGTGACCTGCTGCCAGACCACCTGCGGCCATCTTGATTTCCATGCCGCGAGTCTTGCCCTTCTTGGCAATTCCATCGGCTTGCTTGTGACCGGCGGACAAGCCGCCCATAGCCATCTTCTTCATGCCCTTGGCTTCAGCCATCTCATGCTTGATCATGGACTTGGGAGCGCCCTTCTTCTTCATAAAGGCCAACTCTTTACCGATCATCTTCTTGGATTCCATTTCGCCACCTCCGGCAAATTTGCGGCCCTTGTCGGCCTTCAAGAACTCTTCTCCCACGGACCGTGGGACGCCTGCTTTCT